TCACTGAAGTCATCGAGGTTCGTCGATACAGCTCATACCTTCCATCCACTCCCGAGGGTGTGGAATCGTTGGCAGTGCTTTCCCGACATCTCTGCGGCTTCTTTGAACGTTCGCAGCAAGAGGTATTTACTGAGTTCGCCAGAGCCATTTTTCATGGCCGCGGCAACCTCAATGCCTACCTCAAAGCTACGCGTCTACCTCCTTCGGAGGCTGATGCGCTTTGGTGTGTAGTGCGTGTTCTCTTGAGCACCAGCGATTTCGAGGGTAAATACCGCGGAATCGAACGGAGCCAAGGTATCCTGTGCGATCTAAATCGCGGGTTGGCCGTCCTCGTAATTCTAGCAGTAGATTACGAGGGGCTGTCGTGCGATTCGGATGTCAGGAAGTCTGCTCTCTACTAAGGAGTACCTATCATGAAAGAGAGTCTGTCTAAAACCACTGGTATCGAGACGAATCCCCTGGAAAGGGTCGCAAGGTTCGCACCTTACGTAATTTCGATGCATCGACGTGGTAGAGGGGGCGTACTATGGCTATGAAAGCCTATTCGCAAAACTCCTATTCTCAGAGGTACGTCACGTATGGATTCGGTGGAGGCACGACGATTGAAAATCGTCTTGTCTCCGGCCGTTCCTTATCGAACGTATTCTCTCAGGAAGGTGATTTTCGATCCCCCAACCCTCACACATACACGAAAGTCGTGTGGAGGGGGCTTGTTGGGAGCATGAGGCAAGTGTCGTCAGGCCACTTTGTGATGAGTAGCGGCGGAGTTTGGCACTCTCCGTTCATCTTCTCACTCGGGTGGGCAGACGACTTCGACCCAAGTGCTCTCAACTCGGCGTACAGCAGCGCGTACGAAAAGCTGCGAGGGTCAGTCGATCTATCAATCGACCTCGTTCAGTGGAAGAAGGTAATTCAAATGGTGTCGCTTCACCGCCGCTTACTGCGGGGGATCAGTGATGCCGGGAAGAACATTCTTTCGAAGATCGAGCTCGTTGAGCGTCGAGAGCGTGAGCTCAGCCTGGCCCGTACGAAGAGATCCGCCAAACGAGTCGGCCGTCTTTTGAACAAGGCGGCTAACCAGTTGGCTGATGCTCGCCTCGAGTACGTGTACGGATGGTCGCCGACGATGTCGACGATCTACGAACTCGGAAAGGGGATTCTGTTGCCAGATGCTCCAGGTATGTTGGTATGCAAAGGTGTTGGCAAGACGCTTCAAAGGCGTACTGTCAATGGGTACTACGTGAACAACAAAGTCCCCGTCGTACACCACGTCACGGTCTCTGATCGAGCTCGTGTCGAAATGTACTTCACTCCGCAACCTTCAGTCCTAGATAATCTCGGCAAGATCTCAGCCTTAAACCCGCTGAGTGTGGCGTACGAGGCAACCCCGTTCTCATTCGTCCTTGATTGGGCGTATGATGTATCTGGGTGGCTTCGTACGCTCGAGACAGCATTTCTCCATAGGAACGACTTCGCCGGTGGGTACCAAACACGAACGCAACGTTGCGACAGCGTTGCTATCATGGTGGGTACTGACTGGTCGAGCACGTCCCCGACAGCGCCTTCGTATGTCGAGTATGCTCTTCGAGGAGAAGCTACTCGAACGCGATTCACGCGGTCTACCTTGTCTACGCCGCCCTATCCGGTCAAACCGGTGAAGCAGTTTCAACTTGGTACTGGAAGAATGCTGAATGCGATTGCACTCTCAAAGGCTACCCTGCTAAGGGCAGACGGAAAGATTGCAAGTCACCTGCGAAGGTGAACCCTCAACCCCTCCTTAAGGAGAAATCATGGCTATTGCCACCAATATTGCGCTTTTCGATGCGCAAGCGATCCCCGTGTCCCACACCTTCGTCCCCCTCGGTCCGCAGGGTAACTTTGATATGGTCTGGGAAGACCAAAGTCAAACATCCCCGAACGGCTACTGGCGTATCGGCGTTTCTCAGAAACGTTCGAACGGCAAAGTAGCGTCCGGTGCGATCAAGACTGTCATCACCCTGCTGGAACCCGTTCTCGAAGCCATCGCTCCGGCGGCTTCGGGGCTGACGCAACCTCCTACGGTTGCGTACGTCCCGACGTGCCGAACGGAGTACCTGGTGAGCGAGCGATCGTCCTTGGAAGTGCGCAAGCACCTCCGCAAGATGAACGCAAACCTCCAGGCCGAAGCCCAGATCACCGCTTGGGTTGAGTCCCTCATCCCGGCGTACTGACCTGGCATGGCAAGAGAACGTGCAGACGCGGCGTTAGACCGTGTGTCTTCGGTTTTCCGAGCATTCTGCATTGGGATGGATACGGCTCGCAGCCTTTCCGCCGTCATTCTGTTGAGGAATGGCGAGTGGGAGCAACTGCTACGTATGAAAATCCATCCCAGTGAGTACGTAGACGCCGACGCGTTTGCCCGAGACTACGCGGTGGTCAGCTTCTTAAAAAAGAATGCTGATCTACCTCGTATAACGGACACTCGCCAGGCGGCCATCGCTGCCTTCGCAAGCAGCGAGATCCAGTGTCGCGAAGCAAATCAACGCATTGCAGCTTGGACCGAGGGTGGCATTCCGCCATCTCCTCGCGTTGCCGAGGTAATCCACCTCGCGCAGCGTAAAGTGTCTGAACTGTTAGGCAATGAAGAGCTTACTGACATTGGGCCGTACTTATGGGGCCCCGGCGCGACTCTTGACCTTAAAAGGTCCGTCGCGTACGCGGATACCAAAACTGTTTGTCTTCCTTTCTCGGTTACTGGTGGAGCTCTGAAAAGAGCCGCGGCTTTGATCAACTCTGACCTTCATTGGAAAGAGGCAATCGCTACCGCCAACCCCTCCTACAACGGTCCGATATTTACTATCGTGCCTGGAGGGCGTTATGACACCGTACCGAAAACTGTGCTGACTGATCG